TTCGTAGTTAGTTTTCATAGGTTATCAATTAAAGCGGTTAATAATAAAGCAGCAGACATAATATACCAAAACCATTTGCCTGATATACTTTCATCTTCGTACTGCTTTTGTCTTTTTTCCTGTGTAGTTTTTAATCTGTTCATAGTTTAAATGTGCGTTGTTCAGCCGCACCCCTGCGTAGGTTTTAATTATGAATATATGGTTTGCTAAATTCTCCAATCTTGATATTTACATAAAAATCAGGTTGCGTTCCATAGTCTCCTGTTTCTCTGTATATAACTCCTTCGCTTGCTATTGTATTAATAACATTTAGTACATTTTTTTTAACTCCTTCGGGTTGCTCGCTAATGTACCAAGTATTTACTTGCTCGTAATTTTCTTCAGTTAATTTAGCCGGTCCTGATAAGATTACAATACTAACTCCATTGTAATGTCTTTTAGTTACTGAAAATTTGTAAGCAGGTAATGCGTTCTTTAATTCGCATCTAATTGTTTTTACTCGTTCTGTTGTAGTTTTCATAGTTTGTTTGTTTTGTTATATAAATATACTACTTATATTCATATTATAGACATTTTAATTAACTATTTTTAAGATATTTCTTAAGTCATTGTAAACCAATGAGTTACGCAAAAGCGTATCTTCCTGTACCTCGCTTATGATTAAAGTTCTGCCAAGCCATAGCTAATGCCACTACGCAATCGTCGTGGAAGCCATTAGGGGCTGAATAGCGCACTCCGTTAGCGGTAAACTGATATTCAAAGACATCTAGCTCATCACTTATTACCCCCTCTGGGAAGCCTATTTTATTCTGTTGGATGGCAGTTGCTAATCCTTCCATTAACTGTTGTTTGCTTTGGCTCGTAAACTTTAGCCCTTCAATAGCCATCCCTTCCCTAATCAAATCTTCAATGATAGGATCTCCAACCCCTGTGCTATCTGCCAATATGGGCGCAATAGGAAGCATCTTAATAGTTTCTTTGGTATTATGCCAATCCATCTGGAAGCGGTCAAAATAAGCCACATTACCCCCTTTGTCAAGCCCTATGATAACTGTCCAATCCACCGACTTTGCAAGATCTATTCCATAGCAAACAATCTGCTGACTTGTAATTGGTCTTTGGCATAGTTTTATAAATGCGTTCCCAAATGGGTTTGCACTATTTTCCGCAGGGTTAGCCATATACTCCTGTTCAAATACAACTGCCGGTAATTGCAACTTTGCATCCTGTATTTCTTTATGGTTAATATAGGGATTATCATAGGTAGTAAACTTGTAGCTTTCCCATTCATTTTCCCCTGCCTTCATAAACAAGCTATAAAAATAATTCTTGCCTCTCGGTGTTGATAGAAATATTGCCCTACCTTGATAATCAGTTAGCGTTGGTCTTATAGAAGATAACCATCCTTGTTCAAGATCCGGTATAAATGCAGCTTCATCAATTATAACTAAATGAAATTTGCGACCTCTTAAATTATCAAGCCTTTCCCCTGTAAAAAATTCTATCGTTCCCCCATTAGGGCAATATATTTTTAGGTTGCTTATATTGTTTCTAAATCCTAATACTGTTGTTAGCTTCTCAAAAAATGTCTTGGCTAGTTTATAAGTAGGTGTAATATATGCAACAGTTCCACCTGATTCAATAGCCGGATCTAATGCAGTTTTTAAACAAAGGATCTGGCTTAACTCTGATTTACCAAACCGCCTTCCGCACATAACCACAATAAACCGCTTTGTGCAATCTAATATTAGTTGTTGCTTAATATGTGGCTTTGGTATCTCAATTCTCATAGAATAGTTTTGCCTTCAACAAATACTATTTCAATCTTATTGTCTGACTTCATATCTATTTGCTCTTTAGGTTTTCCATATACCCTTGTCATTAAAGTTTCCAATGAGTATAAACTTCCCTTCATTAAGCTTTTATTCATTGCATTAGCAATAGTCTTTTCCATTATTGTTGCACTTGGGTTTTTATAAACCGCATTAAGCTCATCCATATCCATTGACATCATTGCCTGAATAGTGTCGTTTATTTCGCTTAATCTATACCCCTGTTCTTTTAATAGGCTTACATACTTTCTAGGTCTGCCATTAGGGTTTCTTATCTCCCCTTTCTGTACCGGTATTAAATTTTGTTCGTTTGCCATATTCTCTTATTTTCCTCTTTGTTATTTTAATTCAAAACTTGCTGTTATTCTTGTTGCATTTCCTTTTTTACCCATATCATTTTTACCACAGTTATGTCTACCATAATGATGACAATTCCATTTATTAGATTTTTTTAAAGCATAAATTAAACTTGGAGCAGTTGTATTAATTCTATAAATCCATTTTTCTTTTTTATAAATATTTCCAACTTCATTCAAAAATTTAATCCCTATACCTGCTCCTTGATAATCTGGTAATATAACTAATCTATGAACTTTTTTTTGTCTTTGTAATTTTCCGGGTTGTGGTAATATACTTATAAATCCTGCTATATCATCATTTATTATTGCAATAAATACATTTGCTGCATTATTATGATTATGGCTTAAATAATGGTGTTTAGCAAACATTTTCCAAATTGACTTATCTGTTGTTTGGAATATCTCAAATTTGATGTCTGGTCTATTTTTTTTTTGCCCTTCAAAAGATTGAAAGGTCATTGTATCAGTATTAAAAACCCAATCTGGTAATAACCAATCTTGTACATCAAAATGACAGGTTACTGCGATAAATTGTTTATCTGTTTTTCTAATTGCTTTTTGCATTGCAAATGAACCAATTTTAGCAACACTTCTATCTATAACACTTGTAAACTCATCAAACACAAAAAACTTTTGTTCTTCTAATATTGCTCTTGCTAGGTCAACTCTCATTTTTTCACCATTAGATAAAACAGAATAAGATTTTAACCAAGATGGTGGCGAACTAAAACCAACTGAATTAAAAGCATTTGTAATTTGTTCTAAACTACATTCTTTTGGCATATCATCTAATATTGTTTCTGCTAAATATTCATAAGAAGTAATATAAGCATTTTGAAATAATTGTTTTGCTATTGTAGTTTTACCTGTTCCACTTTTGCCCACTATTAAACCTATTTGCCAATTATCAGGAATATTAATATCTCCTTTAAAATGTTCAATTATATTTTCAGATTGTAAATCAAATTTACCAATTACAGAAGCAACTCTAAATGTTTTAATTGGCTTTACTTCTTTTATAATGTCAAAAGTCGGCATTCGTAGTTTTGTTGAATTAGTTTATTATATGTATTTTCTTGCTCTTGCTCATCTTTACAAATTATTTCTATTCTATAAAGATTTTCTATTGTATTTGATAAATCTTTTTGCTCTTGCTCATCTATAAAATTTGGTATGTCTAATCCCCAATCGGTAAGTTCTTGCTCATCCCAATTATTAGCTAAATCATCCCAATCCCATTCGCCATATCCTAAATTGTCTTTTATGATAAATTCTTTTTGCTGCTCTTCTGTCCAATCTACCATCTGCACAGGTGCTTCCTTCCAACCTGATTCCTTCATAGCTCGTAATCTCATATTGCCACCGATTACAACCATATCCATATTTACAACAATAGGTCTAACATCTGCCATCTCTGGAAACTTCTCAATACTTGCAACTAGCTTTTTAAACTTGTCATCTTTTATTATTCTTGGATTGCTTGGGTTAGGTTTTATCTCGGTAATCTTAACGACCTTGACCGCGATAGTTGGTTTCTTTTCTGTCATTTTTATTATGGGATTTTTTATACTTACCTCGTTTCCTTTTACCAAAGATAACTTTTTTAGCATCACTTTTAACCTTTGCCATCTAATTTTTGTTTATGTGCCTTTACTAATAATTCAAAATATTGTTTCTTGTCTCCGTATTCTATATGGCAGAATCTACAAACCGCCATCAAGTTTTCAATCTTATCAGCCCCTACGCTTCCCCCCATTCCTCTTCTATGAATATGATGTATATCAACTGCTTTACTTCCGCATACTTCACAAGGAATAAAATCCTCGCCTGTGTAACCAAAATGGTTTAAGTATATTTTAGTATGGTTTTTTATTTTAAATCCTCTTTATGGTATAAATACTCTGAATCTTCTGTATGTTCTGCGCCTGTCATTAATTTCCCTGATGCATCTTTATGCGTTTCCCCTTTCCATAATTTACCATCTTTAGTGTAATGTGGCATCCCTTCCGCTAATTTGGTTTTATCAATCTGTTGTAGCTTTCTTGTAGCCCAAGCAACTCCTTCATCTCCGCCCCAAGCTAACCACATTAAAGCACCGCAATCCTCTTTTGGGTTGCCCTTGCTATTTTCTCTATGCCTTTCAAAACTTGACATCCTTGCGATTGTATCTCTTGATATGTTTTCCCCTTTGGCTAATTGATTTGCCCTAGTCCATCCAACAAGTGTTCCGCATCCCTTATCATTTTCTTTTTTAATATCTAATGCCCTTTGTGCGTTTGTTTTAGCAGCCTCTGGATAGTCGCTATATGTATCTGCCATTGCAATTCTTATTGCAGCCCATACACTTTCAGCCTTTTGTTCTGTGTCATAAATACAACCGCCTTGTCCTATTCTGTATTTTCCGTTTGAGCATTTATATATTGGCATTGTCTATTAATTTATTATAAATAGCAGATCTTTGTTTGTTTACATCGTGTAAGTTAAAGTGCTTATTACAATACTCAAATAACTTTTCTCCATAATCTAATCTAGCAGCTTCATCATAGGTCAATAGCTTAATCCATTTATACCAATCCTTTTGACTATTTACATAACATACCGGCATATCTTTATATGGATGCACATTTGAGACTATTGCAGGATTATGCTTTGCTGCGGTCTCTAATATTTTTAGGTTTGATTTCATTCTATTAAAGCTCGTATCTAGTAAAGGGATTACACTCACATCACTATCTGCATAGGCAGCCATATATTTTGTAACCTCATTAAAATTATAAATAATTGGATTTAGCTTTAGCCCATTAGTAAAAGCTACTATCATTTTATCCCATACAGGTTTTTCCCCATCATTGTAACCGGCTATAACTGTCTTAATAGGAAAGTTTATACGCTTCATTGGGAATCTTAATATCTCCAAATCCCTTTCGTGCGTTCCGCTACCTGACCAAAAAAACCTAACTAATTTGCTTTCAATTTTATTATCTTGGAACTGCTCTTCTCCATAAGGTATTGCATTAGGAATAATCTCAACGCTTTTATTTACTTCATATATCTCTGTGGCTAACCTATCGTGTGTGCAGGTGCATAAATCTGCAATCTCTATATAAGATAATATTCTATTTGTTACATTATTATCTTTATAGCTTTGATTTAAAATATGCGAAGGATCTAGCTGCCAATGGTCATCATTATCAACTACTAACTTAAATCTATATTTATCTCTCCACGCTTCAATCTCGCTTACAGGATGGGATAGCATTCTATTTAAAATAACCAAATCAAACTTATGTTCTAATACCTCATCATTTATTACATCGGTAATTAAACAATAATCTTTGGGCATATTAACAAGGGGCATCATTATCCTATGATAACCTACACCACTATACTTACTTGTTAAAGCTAAA